CAGCTAGAGTCCCATCAATATCAAGACCTATTCTTAACATTATTTATTTCCATTCTTTAAGATTGTGTCAAGTAATTCTTCTGAAGTTAGCCAAAAGCCTATTTCGTCATAATAAGTATTACAAAATATATTATCAAACCAATTTAATATACTACGTCTATCAGGAATTTTATCAATTTCTTCTTTTTTAAGTTTTTCAATTTCCTTATTGTATATTTCTTTCAACCTAGGACTAACTATTTTGAATACTTTATCAAACTCTTCTGGAGTTGGATCATATTCTTCTATTGAAATATACACATAATCAGCAATTTCCTCAATTAAATAATCTTGAACCATATTCCTAATGTCATATTCGTCCAAATTATCTATAAAGGATTTTGCAACTTCTTCTGGAGAAACTGCTATTGTGACTTGCTTATTAACTGTAGTTTTCATACATTTATTTCTTTAATTGGAGTTAAATTAAATGAACTTGGCGTTATTATAATTTTATTGTTAAGAATTATATTCTTTGAATATGCTTCTTGAGGATAAGTATCAACTGGAAGTTCTGGTTTCTTTAGATATGGATAAAAGTTAGCTCCAAATGCTATATTAGTAATTGAATTTTTATTTATTTGGTCTTCCAAATATTCAAATACTCCATCTTCTAGACCTTTTTTACTTCTTCCGTGTTGCATTAATGGCAATAGTACATGATAATGTATCTCACTTCCATATGCTTTTGCTATAGTTATAAAATCATCTACTGATTTTTTATCATATATAAGATGATGTATCATAACTTTACAATTTCCAAATCTTAGAAGATTTCTTATAGCAAATACAGCTCTTTCTCTTAAATTCTTATTTCCAACTGAAACAGCTACTCCTCCTACATATTCTTTAGTATATTCTAATATTTTTTCACATTCTGGATTTCTAAAATCAGATAGTATTATTCCATTTGTTGTATAATTTGGAACAACTTCAGTTTCATATACAGTTTGTAAGAACTTGGTAAATTCTGGATGAAGCGTTGGTTCTCCAGTAGAACCTATAGCAATTTGAAATGGACGTAATGTGAATTTTATTCCTTTATATCTTTCTATTGAAGGATAAGTATCCATCCATTTTTTCCATATTTCACAAATATTTGGAAAGTTTTCTCCTTTATTTGTTGCAGAAACATAACAAAAAGGACATTCTGCATTACATACTGTATTTATTCCAACATCATAAAATTCAGATAACGATGGAGGAAGTTCTATAATATTATCTTTACTTTCACCTAGTCTTACTGTTTTAAGATTAGCCCAGATAGCATGATAATTATAGTCTTCTAATATTCTTATTCTTACACCCCAAGATTTAAAATTTTCCATTATCCTAAATGTTCACGTTGTATAGATCTTACCGGTAACTTGACTATTTTATATTCGTCATCATTAAAATCATAGACTTTGCGGTCTTCTTCTTTTAGATCGTCTGCAAAGTATCCACTAAACTTATCTCTAAATTTAGGAAAATAATAAAGACTTTCTATAAATTCCATTAACCATAGTGGAATTGTATTCTCATCTGTTGATTTAATTAATAAATCATTTTTGTGTACATTATATAACCAGTCTTCATCAGTATAACTTGAATCAGCTATATCATAATACAATATGTTATCAATATCCAAATTAATTGATTTACATAATGTATTTATTACTTCTGGAACTTCTTTATTTATTATAGATTGATACTCTGGTTTAGAGTGAATTACAAATACTTCACTAGAACTATTTGTAATTACATCGGATATACTTAATATTTTCATTAGTCAAATTCTTCAATTAAATCATCAACAAATATATTATACTTATCACATTCGTCTTGAACATCTTCCCAAGAATCTACTCCTAACAAACTAAGGTTCTCATCTAACCCTTCAAGGAATAATTCTCCTATATTCATAGCTTCTTCTAGACTATATGTAACAATTATCTTTGTTCTATCCTTACCTTTATAATTATAGTTAAATTTATATGTGTTCATTTTAGTATTTTATTTTGAATGGTGTATGCACTTAATAATTCGTAAAAGAAATCTTCAGGTATTATATAAACTATATTATTAGATTCTAATGTATTCTTTTTCCAACATAAACAAAATGGTTTTGATTTATCTGGACATTCAGAACGTATTCCAAAATAATTCGGAGTATTTGCGTAGTTTTTAGCTTGTATATTAACAGGAAGTTTTTTATCAGTATCTAATAAATCAATTTTAGAATTATCAACCTTTTTACTTTCTCCTGCTGACCGCTCTACCCCAGTGTATCCAATTTCTCTTAACTTATCACGAATTCTATATTCTAGGTCTTTTCCTTTATTTCTTGACTTTTTTGCACGATAAGAGCGTTTAGTATGTTCATCCAACCATTCAAATTGGGTTCCATCTTTCCCTCCACAACCCGGCTTATTACATCTAATTTTAATTGCGGCAATGGATATACCTGTCTTTTCAGATGCTTCTTCAATAGAAACAAATTCTTCAGTTTTACCATTTTTAAAGATAGCTTTACATGATGTATTTAACATCTAATTACAATTCTTCATATTTTTCATCAATTAATTCACCTAATTTATACTTAGTTATTTTTACATACTCAGTATCTGTATCCCAATCTTCAACAAACTTACCTTCTTTATCAAAGTATCCCTCTACTACTTCTTCAAATTCTCCATTATATGGAGTCCAATACTCAAATAAATCTGAAATTGAAAAGAATCTTGTTGGAACTTCTCCCTCAAGTTCTGCATAAACAACTTGTGAAGTGTTATAATCGTTTGGAATATTAGTTAAAGTTAAATCATTAGCTCCACTAAAATCATCAACTTCAATTATTGCATAAATTCTCATAATTTTTAAATTCAGTTATAACTTCTTTTATAAAACTTATTGTTTTTTTCTTTTTATATCTTTTATAAAAATCTGATATATCCTTAACATCATACTTTCTAGGAATAAAATAATATAATAATTCAGGATGTTTCTTTTTTATTTTGTTCATATTAGAGATTCCAGGTAAGTCATTATCGTACATTACAACAATATATTTAAATCTCTCTTTTAAGTTTTCTAATAATCCATCACTTATAAATAAGTTCTCTGAATTTGGTGCAATTGCTGGTATTCCTAGTGAGTATAACGTCATACAATCTTTCATAGATTTAGTTATGACTAACAATTTACCTTCTTTTGGTAATTGATTATAACCTTGAATCTTTTTAGAAGGCCAATTAGTTAAAAATCTATAGGTTTTTCTTCCAGGAAAATATATTCTCCACAACTCTAATTTATCCTTCTTTCCTCCGTAATATCCGAATATAAGGTTATTATTATTAGTATTAACTAGTTCATCATTTAAAAATATATTTTTACACGAATATACTTTAAACTTATCTAGTATTTCTTTAGTTATACCATATTCTTTCCACCAACTTAGTTCTTTATCATTAAACTCTTTAACTTCAACTTGAATTTTAGATGGACCGGTTTTCTCTAATTTAGATTGACTTTCTTGAATTATTACTTTATGTTCTTGAGAAGTTTTGTTTTTTAATCCAAAATCTTCTGCAATTATAAGTAATGCTTTACTATAACTTACATTATATTTACGCATTACAACACTTATAAAATTTCCATAAAAGTCTCCACTAAAATCGTGGAAAATCAGATCTCCAGATTTATTTCTATAAAAAGAACAAGTGGGAGTATTATCCCGGCGTAAAGGAGATTTAAACAATCCTTTTTTAACCTTAATTCCGAGATAATACTCCATATAAGTTTCTTCAGAATATTTTGATAATAAATAACCTTTTGTAATTTTTGGTTCAAATGTAAAGTTCATATTTATATGTTGAACCTTAAATATAAGATTATTTATTCAATTTTCAAAGTCTTAAAGAAGGTCGTCGAAGTCTTCAATATCATCAGAAGAAGAAGTTTCTTCATCAACCTTAGCCATATTTGTAGGCTTAGCTTCCTTCATTTTCTTCATTTGACCTTCTTCATAATCACTGAATCCTAAAACACCTTCCTTTGTAGAAATAAAGTTATCTGAAACAAATAATGTTCCTTCCTTATTTACTCCACAAATACGTGGAAGTGCAGGATTTACACGACCCTCTTTATCAGTTTTACCAATAAGTTTAATAAATACTTCTTTCTCCTTATGAGGATCAGTCAATTTAATGAGAGCATTACATACATCATCAAATGACTTAAATTTGCTACTCGCTGCTTGGAAATTAGCAACCTTATCAGGATTAATATTAGTGAGAAGCTGCATTATGAAGGTTTGGATTTGCTCCCAATTAGAAGCACCTTCATATTCATGACCATTTGCATTTTTGAATACAGGTCTTACTGCACTATTATCATTTGGAAAGAATGTTCTTTCCTCAAAATATCCATTATCATTTTCAAATCTAGTGACAAGAAGCTTATATTGAGCTGTAGGATCTTTCTTACCTTGAAGAGTTTCTACTTTACAACCCATAAACTTTACTTTATGAATTTCCCAAGATTTAAGTCTTTTACCTCCTGTTGCTACACCTTGTGCTGTTGCAAGACTGCCAAAATTTAAATTTCCCATTACTTAATGAAATTAAAATGTAAAATCAAAATCATCTTCTGAAATTTCAATAGCATCTTCTATTTCTATATCTTCTATATTTGTCTCCTCTTCAGGAACTATTTCTTCTTCCTCATCTTGATTGTCACCTTTAAGAATAAATAATCCTACTACATTAGGATGAGGCTCTAATTTGAATACACTTCCAAATTGAGAAAGTTCTTCATTAGATTTACCTCTAAATGAAACAGTTCCTTTAAGAGTTAATTTGTTTCCAGCTTTAGTTCCGAAAGTATCACTACTTCCAATAACCTTTACTTTCTTAGTACCAATCTTTTGATTCTTTATATCAATGGTACTTTCTCCAGGAGTTACACCTAATGCTTCTATTGCAGCTGCATTAAGAATATATTTGTTATCTTCGAGTGTAAGAATAGGATCTGGATTTGAATCGTCTATTTTTGCTGAAGAAGATTTACTACTTGATGACTTCTTTTTAGTAGCCTTTATCGAATCATCAAGAAATTCTCTCGTATCGGTAAATAATTCTCCAGTCGATTCATCAAGATATTCAGTAGTTACTGTAACTTTATGTACTTTAATCATTGTTATATTCGTCAATTATTTTAATAATTTCATTCAAATCATTATCTATTTCTAATTGCTCAAACATACCCATTGGAGTTTTTGCTATACATACTCCATCAGTATTAGTAATTAAAGTATATTTCATTTTACCGTCGTCGCCTTCAGAAACTTTAGTAAAGAATATATAAGTAAATAAACCTTCAAGAGTTACCTTCTCAGCTAATAATTTACCTACAGTTTTAATTACATACTTTGGATTAAGAGCATCTCCAACATTTTCACTATGAGTTAAGAATATCATTTTACAATCTTCTCTCATTTGTTCTGAATATCTCAGTATTTCCATTGCATGTTGTGCAAGCTCAGAAAACTTAGTATATCCTACTTCTGTTGCTCTATCGACAAATTCATAACTTAATACATATTGAAAATCATCAATTACTACCTGCTTGATATGAGGCATTTTAGAATTAATTATTTTCAACATTTTAATTATTT